CGCATTCGTAAATGCCATTTGCTAAGATCTCGCCACCTATTAACGCCGTCCCGTCATTTAATACGAGGGCGATCGCCCCAACGCTATTTACATTCAATGTTGTTGCCCCTGTATTTGGATTGGCTGTTGAAAATGACACCTTTGTCCCTGCCAATGGCAGCCCCAAACCAGAAAGTTGCAATACGGGTATGCCTATCACAATAGTGTCTGCAACAACACTTGAATCAAAAGCATAAGACCATGTTTGCGCTACCATATGTTCGCCAGTCACCATATTGGACGGGTTAACAACACGCCAACTGCCGCCTTCATACATGGCCATATAAACATTGCCGACTACAATGCCGCCTGCATAAAGAGGCGCAACACTTTCAAGCGTATTCACAAAAAGAGGTGCAGCGCCATTACCATCAACATTTAATGTTGCATTGGTCGTTGTGTTTGTGTTTGTCGCACTTGCCTTAAAAAAAACATAATGTCCAGAGGCCAAAATTTCAGTGGGCGGGTCTAACGTCAGGCTGTAATCATTTCCAACATTGGTCGTTTCGCCATAAATAAATGCACCTTCCTGAATATTTAACGGGGTGACAGGTGTAGGGTTTAACAATATCCAGTCACCATTATTAAATATAAATTCATAAATACGGTTTGCTATTATCTCTCCGCCCGTCAATTCGGACGTATTGGTTGTAATGTCTTTCGCCCCGCTGCCATTTACATTTAATGTGGCATTGCCTGTATTGGTCGTGCCTGCTTTCATGCAGACTTTTGTACCAACAAAAGGGTTTGCACCATCCAATACCAGTATCGGGACCGTAATAGCGTAAGCATTGAGCGCGCCATTATCATTGGAATAAGTCCAAAACTGGTTAGTCAAGTCATTGCCCATAACAGCAAGCGAAGGGTTTAAGACAATGAAGTTTGTACCATCATAAAGCGCATGATAAATGCCGCCTGATACAATGCCGCTGCCATATAAAGGCGTACTGGTTTCAAGCGTGTTGACCATCAGGTTGACAGCACCAAGTCCGTCAACATCCAACGTTGCAAATTGTCCATCAACTGTATTGGTATTGCTGGAATCGGCAGTAAACGAAATGATCTGGCCTGCTTGATAGGATGTTAAAGGCGGCGTCAAGGAAAGCGTATACACATTCGCGCCCGTTGTTACAGTCGTCCCGTAAATAAAAGACTGGTCTTGTATTTGTTGGGCAGTGACACTGCCCCCGCCGCCTGGTGGGACATAATATTCAAGCGTAGTAAATGTGTCATTTGTAAAAGTAAAAATACCGTGTCCGTCACTTGCATAACAAAGCACAATATCAGACGGCAGCCATGTCCATGCGCCACCATTTGCCTGCGTAATGTTTGCTTCTTCATCCAAAACATAATTGGCGGTAATAACATCTGCCAGTGTGTCCGTTGTCGTCAACCGGACAATGGCCACATTGACGCCTTGGTCGCGTGTGATCTCAGTAATTGGCATAAATAAAATTCCTTTTTAGATAGACACGTATTCAGTAATAATGACAATGCCGGCAGTACCAGCGCCCCCTGCTTGGCTTGTGCCGCCGTTCCATGAAACACCGCCGCCGCCGCCTGAACCATAATTTACAGCGGCCTCTCCTGCTGTACTTGCAGACGCTGCAAGCCCCCTTCCACCGCCGCCATATTTTGAAGAACCGCCTTGTCCTCCAACAACAAACACTGTCGTCAATGTTGTACCGACACCCGTAAACCCTGGCGCACCTACTGAAACCACGTCCCCAGTGCCTGCAATACCACCCAGGCCGCCACGGCCGCTGCCAGTAGTAGGCGCACCCGTACCGCCTGTGCCACCTTTACCAACGCAAATTGTTCCAACACTCGTATCGCCCCCATTGCCGCCAGGATTATTACCAGCAGCGCCTGGTGTACCGCCTGCACCAATCGTAACAGTTTGGGATGCACCAATTGTTGCGGCAGTAGAGACAATTTTGGAATAACCGCCTGACCCTCCCCCGCCGCCTCCGCCGGCTTGACCCGCAGAGGAAGCAGCCCCCCCTCCAGCGCCCCCGCCGCCTACCGCTTCTATATCGCAATATTTCATGCCAGTAGTAGGCGTATAGGTCCCGCTTCCCGTAAATACTTGACGTATGACCCTCGTAATAGGCGGGCTTGCAGACCAAAAAGGTGTCGTGCTTGGACCTGACAATAAGGCCAATCCTGCTGTTGCTGTTCCTGCCAATATTGCCAAGGTCGTTGCGTTTGAGTAAACAATGCCGCCATTGCTGGCGGTCAATGATGCTCCAGTACCACCACGGGTCAGTCCTAATTGTCCTGTCCAACCTAAGGTAAGGGAAACCGCCTGTAATAATGCCGTTGCGGGTGTCCCGCCCAATGTTAAGGTAACGTTCGTATCATCGGTCTTTGTAAGGGCCGCTGGAGTGGGAAGTTGAGACGTGGTCGCCAATGTTCCGCTCGTTGGGAATGTAACATTGGTAATGCCCGTATAGGTCTGCGTGACAGCAAACGCACCCGCCGTTGTAAAGGCTGATGCAAAATTAAGGTTGCCTGCATAAGTCGCCGTATTAGCTCCATTATTGACGCCTGTGCCACCGCGCGTACCGGCCAATGTGCCTGTCCACCCTAACGTCAAAGAGACTGCTTGCAATAAAGCTGTGGCCGGTGTTCCGCCTAACGTGAGCGTAATGTTTGTATCGTCGACTTTAGTGAGGGCGGCTGGAACAGGCAGCGCGGCGGTCGTTGCAAGTGTCCCGCTTGTCGGAAACGTTATTGCCGTATTTCCTGTAAGAGTGGCCGTAAAGGTAAAGTTACCGATAAAAGTAAGCTCACCGCCTAGCGTAATTTTCGGCGTGCCAATTGCATTGATCGTTGTCATCGTCCACGTTCCTTGTTAAACGACAGTAAGCGTCCCTATCACTGATCGCGCAATAAAGGTCAAGTTTGTCTCAACACATAAAAGCTCGATTTGGTCATAGCGGTTTGTCGATGCCACACTGCCAAATGACGGCGTTGCAACAACGTTTGATATAATCACGGTCTGGCCAACATTAAAATCCAACAACCAACCGCCTGCGCCCCAACCTGAAATCGATACCCGCTCCCCTACATCACATAAAAAGGGCAGCGTAAAAGTAATCAGCCCTGCATTGTTGGTGATATAACCAAAATTGGAACTCATTAATTGAGTAGTAGTTGTTACAACAGCCCATTGAAGGGTAGAAGGGGTCACGCCAAGCGGAAAACGGACGTTTTGGCCATTATCAAGTCCAACAGTTTCGGCCAATGTAGAGGGGTCTGCATCGTCAATAAAGTCACTAAATTTTTTTGTCAATACCATTTTTTATACTCCGCAGTCCGTTGCAAAGCACCAATAACATTTACGGCAATTGCAGCAATGATACGCCAACTTGCGCGGTTTCGACACTGTCAATAAAATGCAGAACATCACCGCCTGAAACATATAATGAACCAGGGCGAAATTGTTGATTATAAGTATCAGCAACAACCCCGGCCGTAGGAGCAGTTGCCGTACTATTTAATGATACCCAAACAGAGGCATTGTTCGTATAGTTGAAATGCGCCCGATATCGTATTGCTCGATCACCAGGGACTGTCCATGTTAATTCTGTATTTAAGGCCAATTGCATCATCGCGCCTGTATCACTAAACGGATAACAGTCTTTAAAATTGTGTTGGTATTTTGTCGCCATAGTAAAACTCCTAAATTAAATCCCTAAATTGGCATTGGCCGTATAATGATAAACAAGTATCCCCTCAGGAAAAGCCGCTGCTTGGGCCAAAGAATGAATAACAGCAATGGTATTGGGCAAAAACATTATTGATCTTTCGCTAACAAATTCTTGTGTCCATAAAGAAGAGCCGACCACGGCATAACCGCTTGAAGCACCAGTATTAAAAATATTAACACTGACATTGTCTACCGCCGCACTTTGAGGACTATAAAGATGAACAATAGGACTGGCGCGTTTGATCGTATTAAAAACAATATCAAACCCTCTGGCATATTCATTGATAGGAGATGAACCGAACACAAGCTGTTCTGCAAACCTCACACCTGTAAATGTCACAGTCCCATTGGGTACAAAAGGGTCATAAGAAGATTCATAATAAAATTGACACTTTTGCAATGACTCATCAAAGGTTTCCGGCTGAACAGCTATAGCAAAATCATTTCTGACTAATGATATTTCATGAAACAGGATTTTATCGGCAGTGGCTGTTTCATCCATATTGTCCAAAGTATAAAACATGATGCCTAATGTCATATTGCCATTGGTCGAAGCCGGCAATTGAAATTGATTAAATATTAGTTCCTGTTCAGTCCCGTCTAACGTATAAAGCGGGCTGTTTAATGCTTCAATAAATGTATAACCGCCAGCCAACACCGGTTCACCATTGGCCGCCCATGATGCTATGGGGTCAGTTTGTGATATGGTATTAGGCAGTGCTGCCCGATAAAACAACTTGATCTTACAATCGACCGTTGTTCCATGAGAAGTAACAAGCTTTACTTTTGCAAGCGTTGATAATTTTTGCCCCCAATATGGGCTTATTATTTTAGGGTCAATATATTGCACAAGGGCAAACTTATTAGCAGGTGTCACCGCTTTTACTTCAAAAGCAAAATTGTCTGCAAATGTTGCACGTCCAACAGCAACATTATTTCCCGCTGCTGAGGCAACAAAATTTTGCATGATCACTAATGTACAGTCTGCTGTATAGGTATTAGTTGCCACATTGCTTGAAACAGTTGTACGAAACTGCCAAGGGTTTAATGGAAAATTCCAGCCAGCCAATATGCTAGACTTGGGCTGCAATAAAATAGAATTTTTGTAAACATGAAAAGTATGGTCTATTTCACGTTCTTCGGTTTGCTGTTGATAAAGCGGAATATCGGTGTCAACATCAAAGTCACCGGGTAAAGGGTTGCCCTGTCCGACTAATTGAATATTAGTAATATCAATTGCACCATCTGGCGGCAGCACTATGTCAATATCAACATAGGCAGAATTGCTTAATGTCGCATTATCATCACTCTCATTATCTACCGCATTTTTAACAACAACAAAATTGCCCGTTGTTAAGAGAACAGGCGGAATTAGGACTGTCGGTGTGCCCGCATTAGGCACATAATTAGCGGAAATAGTTTCATTGCTTCCCTGCGCCCGGGCAGTAAATTGCAATGAAATTGCACCATTTGCCCATATAGCACCGTTATGGTTTAAGCGTTGAAAAAGCGTGGCCTCAGTCCAACCGCTATTATCAATGCGGAGTGCAAAAGGCGGGTTTCCCACAATGCCAGAGTCCGCTTGTAATATTAATTGCGTCAAGGTCGTTGAACCTGCGCCGACGAGTTCCAAAAACCAACCCGGCGCAATGTCATGGATGCCTGCTGTAGTGATCGTGACGGGCGAGACAAAATCAATGACGCTAAATTGCGGGTTCGTGGTCTGGTTTTCGCTGGATAAAATAGAAAGGTTATTACTAGGTTCACCGCCTTCACCAGGCACAAAATTATTGATTTCCCAAATAAGCGGGTCGCTTTGAGAAAGCCCCTGCCGTATTTCAATCCGATAAACCAATGACGGGTCAAAATAGAGATTATCTGGCAGCGTACCGCTTGGCTGAAATTGAACAACATTTCCAGTCCATACAATCGTGCCTTGCGGGTCACGATAAACATTTTGCGGAAGATAAGGCAATGTGTTCGTCAGAAAATGGGCATAATAAGTATCATTTAATGGCAGTCCAATATGGTCTACCATGTACCATATGGGGTTTGGCGCGCGTACAAAGCTCATTCTTGCATTCCTTTTAAGTGACCTTCTTTCCTATTCTGTATAACGTTTTTGCTATTAAATACAGTTTACGCAATCCAGTAGATGACTTTTCTAATTCCTTACGGTTCTCAACTATTTTCTTATTGATTGAGGCTATTTCTTTTTTGAGGGAAAACATACTTTTTAATGAAATATTTTTTTTCTTTGATTTTTCTTTTAATTCATTCATGTGCTTTTCAAGCAATATATTTTCATTCTCTATTTCTTTTATTTTAGATTCATGGCTATTAATTTTTTCTTCCAGATCTTTTTTATTTTTTTCATAAGATTTATTTTCTGTAGAAATATTTTGTGCATTAGAATAATTTTCTTTTGCTTGTTTAATATGACTTTTTGACGTATTAATCATTCTTAATGCTTCATTTCTGTTTTCAATCATTTTTTGAATATCAGGAACATGAGCCAAATATTCTCTTGTTAATTCGTTTGGATTGTAAATTTTTGATGGAGAAATTTTTTCATATCGCTGTCCAATAACATGCTTTAACGCTTGAGGGTCAGATTTTATAATATTTTTTATAATATCCATTCCAGACACATTCCCGCGCATAGAGCCAATCATATCAGTCTGAGACATTCTTTCTTCGTTCATTATTTTGTGATAAACAGGGTTTTTATATAAAGGTACAATATTATTTTTCCAGTAACTTTTAGCATCTAATAAATTATTAAAATCATCTTCTCCAATATTTTCCTTAAGGACGGATTCCATTTCTTTTAATTTTTCTTTTGCTTCATCACCTCTTTTTTTCCATTCTGCCTGTTCATCTTTTAATAAACCAGGTTTATAGGCTTTTTCATAAGCTTTTCTCATGTATCCATTGACAGTTTGATAGGCTTGTACATAATCATTGGCCGGAATAATTTCTTGAGAACCTGCCTTTAAAATTTGATCTCCCAAAGCTTGTATTGCCTTGGTGTTTTTTTCCATTCCACCGCTTTCCTGAATCAATTTAACTATATTATTATTTAGTTCTTTTACTTTGTCCGTATTATTAATAATGATATTTTTATCCGATAAATCACCTTTTAGTGCCTCAAATTTTTGGTTTCCTTCCTTGAATAAAGAATTGATTACCTTTTTAACTGTTTGAGCAACACGAACATCATGGGCTGAACCTTGTTCTAAATGCTCAGATAAAGCTGACTCAAGTTCGTTAGATAAATTTTTAGCTGTTTCATGTTGCGTTTCTGCATTAAAAATATTTTTCTTTTGATTTTCAAGTTCCATTTCAGATATTTTTAAGGAAGGCTTGGAAAGTGAATTTAATGCTTGGTCAAGTTGATTATGTTCATCTTTTAATTGTAATATTTTATTGTTTTGTTCATTTAATCGATATTTCATTCTTGCAGAATCAGACATGTTTACTTTTTCTTTTGCTTGATTAACTGCTTCATTATAAATATCTACATTTTTTTCATGTTCATCCATCAATTTTTCTAATTCATCTTGCTTCTTTTCTTTTAATAATTGTAAATTTAATTCATTTTCTTCAACTAAACGATTGGACTTTCCAATGACCTTAGAAGCAATGGCTTTCCCAGCAGAAACAGCGCCTTTTGTAGATGCTTTGCCAAATGGAAATAAAATAGGCAGATTTGCAGCTAACTCACGGACTGCTTTATCACTTTCATTTTGGATGCCGCCAACAAATTTTTCTTGATATTTTTCAACAGGAATTTGCGGAGTATATTGATTTAAAAAATCACCTGCCTTTTCTGAGCCTAAACTAGCAATATAAGACGGAAGATCAATTACCATATTGGCCGCATTAAAAGGAATACCGCCAACACCTGCTGCTATATTTTTTATCGCCTTTCCAGGCTCGCTAAACAATTGATTTAATAAAGCTGGCGTACCTTTTGTAACACTGCCAAGAATATTTTCACCTGTTTTTAAAGCATCACTGGATAATTTTTCTAAGGGTCTATTTAAAAATTGATTACCTGTTGCTTCTTCTATTGTTTTCATTTGATTATAACCAGGTATGACACCTAATACCGTATCAAACAATCCAGCAGGGATTGTTTTTCTTCCCAGTGTTTTTTTTACAATATTCTCTAATGATGAAGATTCAGGTTGATCGTCAGCAAGCACCCAGTCCGAAGATGGATTTTTAGTTTCTGGTTGATCTTTTGCCAATACCCAATCAGACATTTATGAAGCCCCCGTTAATTTTTTTGCCTCATCTTCAGATACATATTTAATTTCACCTGTTTTTTTGTTCATTATCTTTAAAGTTTTTTGTTTTTTCATAAATGATGGAAGTTTTAAATTTATATCTTTTCCTGTAATATCTTTATATTGACTTGCTAGTGAATTATATTCATCTATAATATTTTGTTGAGATTCGTCAAGCATTCCGTAATTATAATTCTCTGATTTCCATTCGCTTGGTTTTATTTTTTCAGCCCATTTAACAGATTGAATACCGCCTCGCTGTGAAGCATAACGTCCAATTTCAGCCTGCATTTTTCCTGTAATCGTACTAAATTTACCAAGTGCCGGATTATTAGATAGATTAAACTTAGTTGACAACCCAGAACCTATACCTGTTAGATTAGGGTTTTCATTTAATATACTTGTTGCATCATTAGTTAAATTTGAAAGATTAATTAACGACCTTATTTGATTTTTTATCTTGTTTCCTTCCTTATTTCCTTCTACATTTTCAGATACAGTTGTCCTGGTTTTTATTTCTCTTTGCATTTTTTCTTCTGGCGTCTCGCCTGCTCGCCTAGCTTGCAAAATCTTTTCTTTTAATAAATCCATTCTTAAATCACGTAATGCAGCAGCATTACTAGTTAATCCTTTATGATAATTAGCAAGTTCCGCTAATTTTTGCAGTTCAATGTTTTTATTAGTATCAAACTGTGATTGTTGTTGTTCCAAAGTCTGTTGACGATATTTTTCCATAGCCTTACGTTCTTGGATTTTTTCAAGATAGCCCATAACATCTTTGAACATGTCATTGCTTGGCATAGGGATAGGAGAAAATACAGGATTCATAATTTATTCCTCATAAAAATGACATTACAATGACATTATGCCGCCAGCAATGCCTAACAAATTTAACAAATTATTAGCGCCCGCTGTATCCTGACCATATTTTGCCTTTGCCATCTCGCCGCCAACATCCAATGAACCTTCAGCAAGTTTGCCTGCCATTTTTGCCCCTTGGCCATAAATGTTTTGGCCTATGCCAAGGCCGGCCATGAATTTTTGCATAAGATTATTTAAAAATGATTCTCTGTCTTTATTCATGATCTGTGATGCTGAATTTTGAACATTGCTAAGCGCTGTACTGCTTCCCATAAGCCCCATGCTGCTGGCTGCGTCTAATCCTGCATTTTTTGCCGTATCCATTTCTTGCAGGGCATAAGGCGAGGTTTTATAGGATTCCGTCCATTTTTTTAAAAGCTCAACAGGGTTTAATAATTGGTTTTCAGCGCCCGTTAATATTGGCAATTGGCCTTTGGCAGCATCCATAAATGGCGAGCCAATACCTAATGCTTGCTGCCAATAATTTTGCAATTCTTTGGATGCGTCTTTGTAAGGACGGCCGGGATTAATAATGCTATCAATAATACCCATGCCTGGAATTGAACTTAAATCCATTTTTTCATCCCCCTAGCTTATTTAGCTTTGTTTCAAGCACTTTATGAGCATCCATAATTTTATCAAAGCTATCGTTAATATGGTCGATAAAATTGTTAAAGAAATCCTTTAACTCATCAAACGGCACGGTGTCTAAACTTGTGAGCTTCTTATCAAGGCCGCCGACAACTTCTTGTGTTTTTGTGGTGTTGTAATTAATAATGTCCACGGTATCGGCAAACCATTGCTCTAAATATTTCGTGTCGAATTCCTTAAATTTAGCAAGCTCCACCGCTTGATCTCCTTCTTGACATGGTTGCGCCCAATACAACAACTGGCGAGGGACTAACACAAACCAATTTATAACAACGGTTTCGCGATGTATCCAATTGATACCAACGCATGCGCCATGAATAAACGCCTAGCTGGCTAAATTCTTTAACATCTGCCGGTAAAAAACTGACGCCGCCATCATCTGAAAAATAAAGCTCAATGTGCGGCTTAAATAAATCATTATAAATAGGTTCATTTAATTGCGGTACGTTGCCCGCCTCTGTAATAAGATATTGAGGATTACCATTGACCGTCTCATCATCAATAATATATTGCGGTTCACCATCAATAATATCTTGGGCAATAATAAATTCTGCATTTGCAAAAGGTGATTCAGAATAAACAGAAAGGTTTTCTCCCCATACAAAATCAATTTGCACCCATTCTGTTAAAAACTCGCCATAGTCAGATAAAAATATAAGCTGGGAAACGCGCTCATATCGAAAAGGTTCTCGAATATAAGAATTAGCTTCCTGAGGGTTTACCCTGTCAGGGTTTGATCTTTCATTATCATAAAATTGTCCCGACATTTCATAGACTGTTGTATCACCAAGCACCGTCACAAAGTGCGTATTATTGAAAAAAACATGTTTTTGTATTCTGTTTCGCTCACCGTTTTTTTCAATGACACGATGCCATGTTTTCGTATCAAAATTATATTCAATGCTGTTTGCATCTGTTTGAATGTCTAAAATGCCATAATCATGGTACTTGCCAGCAGAAATGCGATAAAAAATTGTATTTTCCCACTGATAAATAAAACCTTCCGCATTTCCTGATAAAAAAGGGCTTTCCTTGCCAATAATAAATTGCCTTATTTCACGCTGAAACAAGATATCAATGGCTTTTGTGCTAATTGGTTTGGGCGCTTGTCCAGTCGTTGCAACAATTTGTATAAGCCCTTCACTGTTTTGAGCACACCAAACCATTGTTCCAAAACCAATGGCCAAGGAACGACTGTTTAATATTCCATAGTCCCAATTATAAGAGGTGTTTTTTTTCCATGGGAACGTACTAAATGTTCCGTCTGGCAATGGTATTACAGAGGGGCTGTTTGACCATATGCCCGTTGTATAATCAGTAAAGATATAAAGTGTGTTATAAAGCACACCAAATTGACGGACAATACCTGATTCTTGTGCAAAAAGCGCACCGCCAGAAATGGTAAAACTTGTGGCAGGGTCAAACGCATTGCCGCCTAAATTGATTTTAGACAACCTAAATTCAGGGCTATTATTGCCTGCTACTACAATCCTGTTTCCAAATGTTGCTATATATTTAGGGGACGCTGGCAAATTAGTATCGGTAATAATGCTAAATTGCCCAGTGTCTTCGCGATAAACATATAAATGCTGGCCATCCACAAAACAAGCAAAAGTAATGCTTGGTGTGACGAGAAAACTAAAAAAAATCTCGCCAGTAAAGGTAGTAACAAGCCCGTTTGAAATATCGACTTGATTGTATTGCTTGTCTACCCGAATAATTGAATTTTCAACAACATAATAAGAATAATTAATACTCTTAAATGCACCTCGAGGTTCTTCCGAGAAAACCAGACGATTAACACCAAGATAATTAATGTGCCGTCTTCCCATGACAGGATACATGGCGACTTTTTTCTTACCAAAGTCACTTTTTACCAGATACCAATTGGCACAATCTGATGGATTAAATTGCTTAAACCGTTGTTGGTCATAGTAACCAATGATAGGGCATGTTTCGATGTTGAAATCATTGCGTTCTATCATTGACTGTCCTTACTATACAATTCATCTTCAGATTCCTGCCCTGACTCGCCAAGCCCCATTTAAATAGCTCTCTTGCTGTGTTTCAATAACAAGATTTACCGGGCTTGCTGCTTCCATTTCTTTTTTGGCTTCACGGTATTCATCTTCTAAGTTTTTTGTCCACGCAAGCGAACGTCCTTTGTAAAAAGAGAGATCTTTTGCAACAGCAAATTTAAAATAACGCTGGTAATAAAGCGGTAAATAAGCCATGGTGTCATTTTCAGTGACAGAGAAAAGCTCAAACTTTCCAAAAACATGCACTTGATAAATTTGTGATGCAGCAGGATAAAACCGCATTCTTGTTACTTCAGTTTCGTTCACAATAACAACAAAACGCGGCAAGCCAACTTGAGGGTCATACTTATAACTTGAGAAAAAGATATTTCGGGATTCATCAATTAAAGGATAAGTCACACCATCAAGTTTTAACCAAGCGTTCTGCAAATTTGCTAGCCTTCCTGCTTGCGTAACATCAGGTGTTGGCACAACATCAGGCGAACCAAAGGTGATTTCTTGCTGAGCAATAGGCAAAGTGAAATTAATCTCTCTTGCTATTGTCGTCATTAATGCTGTCGCTGAATAATACTTGATAAGCTCATTAAGGAACTGCACGCCCTTCGCCATATCATTGCCTTGAAGGGGAACGGTAGGGGAGCTTGCACTGATTAACTGGTACGCATCTTCTATAAATCCCTTAACTGTTTGCGCCATCCTTTGCTTTCCTAGCCGGGACTTTTTGCCCGGAAATAGCAGGAACATCTTCTTTATTGGCAAACCATTCGCCAGAACCAATCAAGGCTTCGTATTCATCGTGACTGTTTGCCAGTTTTTGCCCTTTTGTCCCATATACAAAAGCGCGAAAATGTTCCCTGCTTATCCATCTGCCCTGATATAAAATGTCTGGAACATCAGGCTTTTTTTGTTTCATGGTCCTGCCTTGTAAGAAAAAGGGGAAGCAACTTCCCCTCAATGATTATGATAAAACAATGACCGCAAATTCAGGATTAGTTGCTTCACCGCCGATCACATCCAGACGATCTAATTGAATGTAATTGCGTATGTCTGCACCCAAAGAATAAGTCATCGCTAATTTGTAAAGATCACTATA